CCGCTCAATCTCATTCATTAAGTAGACACCTTCGCATTGTTCCATGCACATATTCAGCATGGTTTGTCCTTCACGCTTGATTGATGGCATTCCAAACATCACTCACCCTCCTTCAGTGCGGCATCAGGAATTTCACCCAATGCTTTACGGGCTATATGTTTAATATTTACTTCCGCAATTTGCACAGAAGATAAATACTCAAGAATATCAATCATTCCCCGTTTAAATTCTGCTTTTTCGTTGATGTGCTTATCAATCAATCTATGCAACCGCTCAATCTCGTCGGCGGCTTCGGTATATACTCCGTGATCGTTCAGCAACACTACATATCCTTGAGACACTGCACGTAACCGTTTAACAATATCCATCACCACTGTACCTCCCCATTAATGACAATATGCTCATACCACCTGTGGCCGTCCTCGTCTTCCCACAGCGCCCAGATGTTGTTTGGTTCGCGTTCGTATCGGATTAGGGTTTTCATTTTGGCGGTTCCGGTAATTCCATCCAATGGCCATTACATGTACAGACTGTGATCGACAGCCTTCTCTTCTGGTGGCCCGTCATGCAGGACCGTATGGTTGTTGACATTGGCAAATGGATAACGCCGCATCTCGACGATATCGTATTCCTCATCACGTCCCTTCTTCATAAAGTTAACGAAAAACCGCGCATCAATGAATGATTCGGTGGCTTTCACGAAGTAGTCGATGGATTTGCCTGCTGGTACTAGATAGAACATTTTCATCTCCATTTAGGGGCCACCGTGGCCTGCCCGATCTTTATGTCACGAATCACAAACCGTGTCAAACATATCTTTGTACATCTCCTCGACGGTCCATTCGTCCTCAAATTCACCGATGCCATCGGGGTCTTGTATCTGGCCATCAGGGTAGGTTGGAACCAACTTACGCTGCCTGCGTTTCTCGCGCATTACAGCCTGATACGCGCCCTGCTCAGTCAGGCCGTACTCTTCGCCGAGGGACCGATATGTGCGCCCCTCGTAGACCCTTTTGATGTAGATTTGGCGGTCGGTCGTCACTGCTCTGGCCCCGCATCCTTCTTGTCTTCGGCGATCTGCCCATAAAACGTCATCGCGGCCTGCATCCGCGCAGGTGTGTCTAGCTGCGACATGACACTCGCCACAAAGGACGACGTGATGTGCAGCACTGTGCCGATCGTCAGGCCGTCCATTGCCTTCGCCATCGTGTCATAAGCCTTGATGTGCTTCTCTTGGGTTTTCTTGTTCATGTGTTCTTTAAGATCAAGTGTCATTTTAGTACCTCATAAAGTTTTGATGATTTCTTACCGGATTGTGTCGGCATAAATTCTCCCGTCCATACCAACATTTCGTTATCGACGAAGAATTTAAACAGCTTCGCCCACATATTTGCCTTGGGTGGTGGCCCCACGAAGAGCTGCAACATAATGCGAATTGATTCGCCGGTTGCCGCAACACCAACCATTTCTCGTGCCCATTCGTCATACTGCTTCTGGGCCTTCAAATACCAACTATCATCGCTCATTTGGTCTTCCTGTACCGTTTGACTTTAATCTTCTTGCGGGGGTGCACACTATCTTCTGCAGTGATAATCCCTCGATCTGTTAATCTGTTCAAACCCTTCTCAATATCCTCCTTTTTATATGTGCGGAGCTTATTAACGATAACCCCGAATGTCTCACCGTCATGGTCGATCAGGTTTACTAAGCGCGACAGCAATGCATCTTCCGGCGCTTCCTTCTGGCGGTCGTTGCCAATTACCGTCCTAGCCTTCGCCTCGATGTCGTTCTTGATCAGGGCATAGGCCCAGCGGACATGTTCTACTGTACGGATGCCCTCTGGCACGGCAAGAATAAACGATACCTTCACCACCAGCTCCTTGCCGCGCAGGTATAGAGCCTCCAAACCGTTTTTCTCCGATGCATCCTCCGCTAAGTGGTGCAGAGCCTCACTGCACCGCTCTAGAAGGGCTACAGCGTCGTCGGTCGAAGGCACTTGAACCTTGGAGCCATAGTTCTCAATGCGGCCCACAGGAAGCATGCTAAACGAGCCTGCCGATGCAATCTGCTGGATCGTGCACTTCATGCCGTCTGGCATTGGCCTCTTCGAAAACCGCTTCTTTTCAGGCGGCACGGACTTCGTCTCGATGAACAGCAGCGACCGACCGATAAAACCGTTCGTGGCGTTCTCAAAGTTTACGGTCGAATCAAAATTAACGTTCGTTGTGAACCCGATCATCGACAAAAACGGATTGCGGATGCCGCCTTCAATAAAGCCCAGTGCCTGCTCAATCGATGCCTTGCGCCCCTCAAATACCTTGTTTGGTCCATCTTCAAGTTGCCGTTCAATCTGCCCAAGTTCCTGCAGCAACTGCTTGCGGATCTCTTTGCGCACGTCACCGCCTACCATTAACGAACTATTGCCCTTGGAATATACCGACATGATGATGCCGATGATGCCTTCAAGATATGTCGCGCCGCCTTTGGTCTGAGCCGACTTGATCTTGGTAAACAAGTAGCCAATCTCGTCGATTAAATAAAACGTAGGCTGATGATCGATCAAGTTTCTGACAATTTCCTGTTCCGACTTGATGGCACCGTACATCGCTGGCTTTAGGCCTGCGACATCCATGATTTCAGCTACACCATCAAGGACGCTATCCTTGCCGGTGCCGGATGCCGCGACACAGAAACCGATCAGGTTCGACGTTATCGCGCCGATCGGGTCTGCATATTTTAAACCGACAAGGTTGCCCATCGCGATCAGTGCACCGCCGACAGATATGGTTTCCCTCTTGTAACGGACTTGATCCTCAATCCATTCGGCGATCTCCCCAACGAAACCTGGCGGCCTGCGAAGATCAATGCCGGTGACATCAATCTCGTCTTGCTCTACCTCTTCAACGATCTCATTCGTCGAGAACTCGACGGGCCAGAGCCATCCGCCTTCTTCGGCGTAATAAACGAGCGTTCCAAAGGTAACGGGGTTGGCTGACTTTCCGAAACTGTGCCACTTCTTGGCCATGTCTGCTGGGTCGTGTTTGCTGGATGTGCTGGACCAAGCTTCCCAGAGGTCGTAGGCCGAACCAGAAGAGGCATGGTGTAATGCCATGCCGATCTTGATCCAAACATCGTAGTCGAGGTCTGCGTTGTTGATGTGCGACAACATGTCCCCCAGTTGGGTATACGATACATCGACAGTCTTGCTTTCAAATGTGGCGCGGTATCGCTCTGGCTTTTTCAGCAGGTCAATAAGCTCTGCAGGCGCATCATCGATGTCATTCGGTGAACCAACGAGGATTTTGTAGTGGTTGCCACTGACATGTAGTGATCCCGGTCCAACCACGTATCCAGAAGATTTCCAGTCAATTCCTTTGTACTGATCCAGATGCTGCACGAAGGCGACGTTCTCTGGTGCCTTGAAGTACAGATGCTTTGATCCACCGCCAGATCCAGTCTCCACGATCAGACCCGCCCCTGCAATGGCAGGGATGTCCGTGAGAAGACGCTCATATGATTCGACGCCACCGTTACGGGCATCGACATCAATCACAAGCATGCCTTTGATGAGCACACCGTAGCCTGTCGCGAAGCGCCCAGCCTCTTCAGAGTTTTCTAGCTGCTCTTCCGACCACTCAGGCACCGCTGTCCAGTTGGACATAACTGGATGTTTACCGATGGCCTTACAATCTGGCTTACCGCAGCCGCATTTATTCTGCTTTGTAATCTGGTGCAGGCCAAAAATGCGATACCCCGCCTCCCAGAAGTCCCGATGATTTGACATTAATTTTTTCCAAACAAATATTGAACGAGTTTTTCAAAGGTTTGTATCGTTGGATTGGTTGTACGCCCATTGAGAATGGAACGTATCGTGTTTTCATGCAATCCCGTTTGAGCTGCAACCTTCGATAGGTTTCTATCATCCAATGCGCGACGGATTTTTTCCATCATAATCATCGAAAAATCTATCTTATTGTTTTCCTGATCCATTAAATTATTCCCCTAGAACATTTCGGTGTTGACATTGGCACAACGAGCTGTCATCTGTCAACACGTTGAAACGAGAGGAGTATGCCAATGGGCATTTTAGATACGATAAGTAAACCAGTAGATCGCCCCGTTGTCATCACGTTATGTGGTGACGGCGGAATGGGAAAAACCACCCTAGCAGCTTCATTCCCCAAGCCAATTTTTATTCGTGCGGAAGACGGCCTGCAAGCTGTACCGGATGCGGTACGTCCTGATGCCTTCCCCGTTCTGAATGATGTGGATGAGTTGTGGAACCAGCTTAAAGGCCTGATCAACGAGCCGCACGACTATAAGACTTTAGTCGTAGACAGCATCACTGCTCTTGAGCGTATGTTTGTCGCGGACGTGATTGCGAAGGACAAGAAGGGTGCAACGAATATCCAGCAGGCTGCAGGCGGGTATGGTGCAGGCCGTGAGGCCGTCGCCATTCTTCATCAGCGTCTGCGGAAGGCTGCCAGTGTGTTGGCTGAGAAGCGCGGCATGCATACGGTGTTCATTGGCCATGTCGAAATTGGCACAGAGAACCCGCCTGACGATGATTCGTTCTCGAAGTATGGTCTGCGCCTTCATGCGAAGTCGATGGCACCCTACGTCGATGACGTTGACGTTGTGGGGTTCTTGAAGCTAGAGACATTTACCAAGGGCGATGGCGACAAGAAGAAGGCGATTTCTGACGGTACTCGTGTCCTGATCACCTACGCCACTGCGGCGAATGTCAGTAAAAACCGCTACGGCATTACTGAGCCGCTTGTGGTTTTGGTTGGCAAGAACCCTCTAGAAGATCATATCCCAGCATTGAAAACTGTATCGAAGAAGGAAAAAGTAAATGGTTAATTTTTGGAACCTATCGGACGGCGACGACATCCACAGCACCAGCGGTGACTTTCAAGCTGGTGGCGGTAATTTCGCGCCTATCCCAGATAACACAACATGCTTGGCTATTATTGATGAGGCCAAGGTAGATCAAGATCGCAACGAAAACCGGTTTGTCTCAATCCGGTGGTCTATTGCATCGCCTGCGGAATTTAAAAACCGTAAGGTCTTCCAGAAGATCTGGTGCCTAGATGATGATCCGCGCAAGGCCGATGCTGAGAAGGCAAAGGACAAGGCCAAACGCATGCTGTTTGCCATCGATAAGAACGCCGGTGGCTCTTTAGTCGCAAGCGGTAAGGCTCCGAACGATAGCAATCTTGCAAAGGCTTTTTTAGACAAGCAGATGATGATCACGCTGCAGGTCTACGAAGTGCAGGGTGACAAGGGTATGATGACAGGAAACTGGATTTCTGCCATATCGCCAAAGGCAAAGACCGTAAAGGTCAAGCATGACGACGAAGACGGGATTCCGTTCTAAGGGGCTAGAACGGGACGGGGGCGGTCGAAAGGCCGTCCCCATTTAATTTAACGGGAGATATAGATGGTAGATAGATTTTCTGTTGGGTATGACCAAGAACGGCATAAAGGAAAACGATTTGCTACTCTTTGGTATGATGACGGGTGGGAAGATGCAGACATTACCTTTGCGCCTCTGTTCGATACATTTCCGTGGACACTAAAGGCGGATCTGATCGGTGATATTATTGGGTTACTAGAACGTGAACGAGACTTTTTGATTCAAGATGTGCCGGACGAGTTGCGTACGCAATTGGGATGGCCAGTTAAGGAAGATTAATGGAACAGCGATCCGAGGAATGGTTTAACATCCGAAAGGGCCGGGTAACCGGTTCAGCCGTTGGAGCAATCCTCGGTATCGCCCCGTTTGCCAAGCAGGCAGACATTTTGCGCCGCATGGTTCGCGATTGGCATAAGCAGCCAAGTGAGTTCATCGGTAATATTGCGACAGAGTGGGGTACGGTCAACGAAGCCGGTGCTTTAATTGAGTATGAGATGGTGACCGGAAACAAGGTGGAGGCCTGCGCCTTCTACCAGTATGAGCATTGGCTAGGTGCCAGCCCCGATGGCCTTGTAGGTGATTATGGATTGGTTGAGATCAAGTGCCCGTTTGGCATACGGTATAAGAATCCGCCAATATTTAAGACTGCTGCGATGCAGACGCATTACTACGCCCAGATGCAGATCCAGCTTTTCTGCGCCAACCGTGACTGGTGTGACTTCTACCAGTGGACGCCGTATGGTGACGCTCTTGAACGCATAGAACTTGACCCGTCTTTCTTAAATACAGTGCTGCCAGTGCTGCGCAGTTTTTATGAGAAATATCTGATTGAACGGGAGTTACCGAATGCGGAGAAATATTTAGATGGGCAAGCGCAGTAACTTCAAGCCGCACAAGCTTGATGCCTATGCAACGCCAGAGGAGGCTGTCCTGCCGCTTCTTCCGCACTTGCCTAAAGGATCGTACTATGCGGAGCCATGCGCCGGTGACGGCGCTTTAATTCGCATCCTACAGAAATACGGCCACAAGTGTGTGGCGGCTTATGACGTTGAGCCACGGCATAAGATTGTGCAGCAGGGTGACGCGTCATTTTTGACACGCGAGGACATGAAACGCGCCAGCGTGGTCATCACCAACCCCCCTTGGGGTCGGCATGTGCTGCACCAGATCATTGAGCGTTCATTGTTCTGGGGTCCAACATGGCTACTGTTTGATGCGGATTGGATGCACACCAAGCAGGCCATGAAATACCTGCCTTTCTGCAAGATGATCGTGTCGGTTGGCCGTGTGAAGTGGTTTGGAAATACGGCGGGTAAGGATAACTGCTGCTGGTATTTATTCGACGCAACGCCAACGGAAACAATATTTGTGGGGCAGTGATGAACACCGTTGAATTAACCAAGCCCGAACTGATGGTTGCCGGTCTTGTTGGCAACATGCGTAGTGTTGCGTCGCTTGGCCGTTTGACACAAAACAAGCACTCGCCGACTGATTCGCAGTGGCAGATTGATGTCGATGGTGCAGCCGCCGAAATGGCTTTCGCCAAGTGGATGAACGTCTACTATGAGCCATCTGTGAACACGTTTAAGGCACCGGACGTCGGAGCAGTTCAGATCCGATCAACGAAGCATGAGAATGGCAGGTTGATTGTGCGTGGCAACGATGTAAAAGATGAGATCGTTGTTCTTGTGATTAACCGCATGCCTACTTATATAATGGCAGGCTGGATACGCACTAGCGCCGCGAAGCTTGATAAATATTTATATGATCCGAATGGCAAAAAGTCACCGGCTTGGATGGTTCCACAGGCAGACTTAAACAAAATGGAAGATTTAGATGTTAAGACTTTATCAGCAAAAATCGCACGACCAGATAATCCAATGGATCAGGCAGACGACTGAACCCTGCATCATCGAGGCAGCAACTGGGGCAGGTAAAAGCCACATCATTGCGGAGATTGCAAACACTATTCACCGCATATCGGGCGGCAAACATGTGCTGTGCCTTGCACCAAGCGCAGAGCTGGTTGTGCAGAACAGCGAAAAATACAGGGCCACAGGCAACCCGTGCTCAATCTTTTCCGCCAGCGCAGGCGTCAAGTCCTTAAAGCACCCCGTGGTGTTTGGTACGCCTTTGACGGTTATGAACCGCATCAAACGTTTCGGATCTCAGTTTGCTATGATCATCATTGATGAGGCGCATGGTCTGACGCCGACGATACGCAACATTGTCGATGCCATGCAGGAACAGAATAACAATATCCGCGTTGTAGGAATGACGGCTACGCCATATCGCATGAACACCGGCTACATCTTCGGGCAGTGGCCAGACGGCAGGCCTGTGCCAGAGCACGAGGCCGTAAAGCCATATTTTGCTGCCTGTGTAGACAGGATTACGGCGCGTGAATTGATTGATCAGGGTTTTCTGACGGTTCCCATTTTGGGAACAATACATGCCGAATCATATCACACCCTCGATATGGAGTTGAACAGTCGCGGACAGTTCGACGCGGCAGATGTCGATCGCGCTTATGTGGGGCAGGGCCGCAAGACTTCTGCCATCATTGCCGATGTCGTTTATCAATCCAGAGAACGCCAAGGGGTAATGATCTTTGCAGCCACGGTGCAACATGCCTACGAATGCTTAGAAAGCCTACCACGGGGCTTGTCTGCCATTGTGACGGGCAACACACCAAGTCAAGAACGCGCAGCCATTATTGCAAGTTTCAAGGCTCGTGAGATCAAGTATCTCGTCAACGTACAGGTGTTGACCACTGGCTTTGATGCACCCCATGTTGATGTGATCGCAATGCTACGGGCGACAGAATCGGTTGGCCTGCTCCAACAAATCATTGGTAGGGGGCTTCGGCTGTCTGACGGCAAAGATGACTGTCTAATCCTCGACTATGCGGAGAACATTGAGCGGCATTGTCCTGATGGTGACATCTTCAATCCGATGATTAAGACTATTAAAAGCAAAGACAATCCCATAACCTTAAAGGTGCGTTGTCCGTTATGTGAGGTGGAAAATGAATTTAAAGCTAGGCCAAATCCGTCGGGGTTCAACATCAGCCCGTCTGGATACTTCTGCGATCTCGACGGGCTTCCTATCACGTCAGAGCACGGCAGCATCCCAGCCCATTATGGTAGACGCTGTCAATCGAAGCAGTTGGTGGCCGGTCAATTGGTACAGTGTGGCAGTCGGTGGACTACCAAATCCTGCCCCCACTGCGAAGCAGACAACGACATCGCCGCAAGATATTGCAGCGAATGTAAAGGCGAAATTGTAGACCCGAACGAGAAGCTGGTTGCTGAGTTCACTGCGATGAAGGCAGACCCCACAAGACGGCAGACAGACGTTGTCGAAGAGTGGAAAGTCAACCACACCTTAAGCAAGGCTGGGCGTGAGATGTGGCGGATTGATGTACGTACATCATACCGCAAGTTTTCGTTCTGGGTGCCAAAAGAACCAAACTGGTCGCAGGGTTACAAAGATCGTGTTATGTTGATGTCTCTCGGCGGAAAGGTGCCTGATACCATCACCTATCAAAAGGATGGGACATGGTACAAGGTTATTGGCTACAACAGGGCAGCGGATGAAATTCCCAGACAAAATTGATGTATATGGTGACAAATCATTTCGGGGGAAATGCGCCACCGAATCTATGGAGCAGGTTACGTTTTTCGCAAGATTGCGTCGGGATCATCCTAATTCATGGGGCGCAATAGCTTTTCATCCCCGCAATGAGGGTGTCCGATCGGCGATGAAGGTCAGGATAGAGAAGGCGGAAGGCATGGTTAAAGGTGCATCCGACATCATCATCCCAGGCGGACCTGCATTTGTGTGTGAATTGAAAAGGCGGGACCACACCAANTCNGNGTGGCAAGANGGNCAACAGGAGTATTTATATGCAGCTAGAAATGCAGGGGCTTTTGTTTGCATTGCCCTCGGTCATAAAGCGGCGCAGGAAGCCTTNAGACGATATCTGGCAGTTCATCATTCGGCCCAGCAAAATGATTGAAGATGTAATGATNGGCAAGGTTGCGCTGCAAGATCAGCCGGAAGCAATACAATCGGCCTGTAGGTTAGAGATCTACAATAGGGCATGCAGGATATTGAACCTTGAGACGAAAATTGAAAGACGTGCGGAAATTGGTAGAACGCCAGATAGGCTAAGGCCTTATATCGAAGCTGAAGTAATGAGAATATGGAGGATGAGAGATGAGCAATCATGAATTAGCAGAATGGATGGGGTTATTTATGGGTCTTGGCCTCGTGGGATACGTCATCCGAATCATTATGTGTGAAATAAAACATGACAAGAATTGACCCGCCCCTTCCATTTGATACGCCAAAAGGGCCAGCAATGGCGCATTTTGTGATTGATTACGGACCCGAACACCATCTTTTATGGGTGTGTTTTCAAGACGATACGGGTGAATGCTGGACGTGGCCGAACAAGGACGTGCGGTTGCAACATAATTTATCAATGGGACGTGCAAAAAAGTGTTTGACACCAAAATAGAAACATGGCATAAGAGGTCATCAGCAACGGGCTGACGCAAATTTAAATGGAGATTGACATGACGAACCGCACCATCGCCGACCGTTACTTTGACATCGACGCCCAGATCAAGGCTCTGGAAGTAACGAAAGATGCCCTTAAGGCTGAGATCATTGCCCTTGGCACTGAGCTTGTCGAAGGCGACCAGTACGATGTCAAGGTATCGCTTTCGCAACGGTCTGTCCTTGACGAGGCTTTGCTTCTTGCAACCTACGGTGTGACACCTGAGCAGATGAAGCTCTATAATGCTTGCAAGAAAGACGGCAAGTGCTTTGAAATTCTCAAAGTCGTACCGAAGGGGGTCGCATAAATGGATAAGCAGCAGATTATAATTTTGGACGCCTCTATATTGATTGGGGAATTAATCCAAGAATACATAGATAATTTTAAATTTAGAGATCCGCGTAAAACAGAAAACCTCATCAACGCCTCATTCATTGAAGAGCCAACAATGGATGAGGTGAAGGGTGCAATTTGGCGCATTTTGAATGTGATGAAAGATATTGAATATGACGCCACAAGCATGGTTGATGAGTACGTTAATCGGCGTAAAAAGATAGAGCAGATCAAGTCAATTTTGTTAATCGGTCGTTCCCACCCCGACAGTGCCATCAAGCGTTTGAAGGGTTTAAAGCCAAAGTATGTAAAATGTTAAAAACAATCCTCGACGTTGTGTATCATCTAGGGCTTGGCTCATCTGCCAAGCTCCTATGGATACGGTTATATGATCAATATAAATATGACACGTTTTTTGGAACCTATGAAGAAATGGCNGATGAGGTTCACAGCAAACGATATACTGTCCGTGCCCAGATCGCGCAGCTTCGCGAAATTGGCGCAATAAAAACCGACAACCCCCACGGTACAGGAAATCAATATTGCCTGTTACCACCGGAGAAATGGAAAAACTAATGCCGAATATGTTAGATTATGAACGCCTAGTGCGGCAGGTCGCCGATCTGAATGTCGAACTTGCGCTTCTTAAAGGTAGGCACCAAAATCGTTACGAGGAGGAGTTGCGTTGGGATGCGATAGAGAACCAGCCGGAGATCGGGACACTGACGGAAGAGAAGCGTCTTCGTCGTATTATTCGCCAGTGGGAAGAACGCTACGACATTTTATGCGAATTATTTGCCAAGGCACGTTTCGACCAGAAGCCCCCAGATTGGCACGAGGCAGTGTCCGATCGGGAATACCGGTTCCAGAGGGAGAAGGAACGCAAAGCGAAATGGGAATACCGCACGATATGGTTGCGGATTGTATATACGAAGATCAAAAATTTAATCGAAGGAATCAAGAAATGAGCAGTTTACTGAACACCCGCGAAAAGACCCACGGCAACTACCGTGACAATGCCAATCTCAGCCAAGCTATCAAGGATGTGCTGCGGAGCGGCAAGAACTGGGAACGCCTGCACGATGGCCAGAAGGAAGCTTTGGAGATGATCTCTGTCAAGTTGGCGCGGCTTCTGTCGGGCGATAA